CAGATATGAAGGTTACATACATCAAATAAGATTAACTGTAGGTCTAGCAAGATATACTGCAAACTTTACTGCCCCAACAGCTTCATTAGAAGGTTAATTATGACTAGTAGAAGTACTTTAGTAGCGCGTAGATTATCTAAAGCGATAAAGAACGATGTATTTACAGTTGATGGGCAGATTGCATCGGCAGGAGTAAGTGCCAATCAATACGATTCTTTAGCTGCTTTACCTCTTACTGGTATTGCTGCTGGTACTAAAGCTTTTGTAGAAGACTCTGATAGACTGTATATTTCAAATGGTACTGGTTGGTATAGTATTGCTCTTACTAACGCTAGTACGTCTATCACATCGGTGTTAGATTCTGATGGAGGCACTACTCCATTTACTCTAGCTACAGATGGATCAGCCACTGTTATTACTGTAGCTGCTACTGATTCAGATGGAACTCCTCTTACATACAATTATAGTGTTAGTTCAGGTTCTCTAAACGGATCTACAGTAACTCAAGATAGTAGTGTGTTTACAGTTACTCCACACGCTAGTAATGCTACTACATTTGATTTAACTTTTACTGCGACTGATGGTATTAACACGGCAACATCTGGAGCTAATAGCTTTACTTTGACATTTTAGCGGTAAAAACATACGCAACTTAATTAATATAACGGAGAATAAATTATGAGTATTGAAGATTTAATTAATAATGTAGTTGACCAGGACTTTGCGAAAGCAGGACCTACGTTTCAAGAACTAATGCAAGATAGAATGAATGATGCGCTAGAGCAAGAAAAGATTGCTGTAGCAGGTCAGATCTTTAATGGTGAAGAGCCAGAAGAAGAAGAAGTTGAAATGGAAGCTGAAACTGATGATATCGATGTAGATGATGTCACTGATGAAGAGATTGAAGATGCTATCGATGAATTAGAGCTAGAAGAAGTAGAATAATTTTTTATTATAAATAAACCCAAAGGATTTAAAAAATGATAAAATTTCGTCATCTTCGTGAAAAAATGTCAAAAGGCATGCCTCCTGGTGAGCATGTCTATGATAAAAAAATAAACGGGGTGACTCTAATGATTCATAAAGAAAAGGGTAAGTTTATTACCTATATCGATAATGAAAGATTAGATGCTTATCGTACTCAGCGTGAGGCTGAAAAGATGGGTAGAGAGTTTATTAAACAGGCTAAGGGCAACTAAATGAAACTGATTACAGAATATACTGAAAATGATGTACAGTGCATTGTTGAAGCTAAAGAAGACGGTTCTAAGAACTATGTCATCGAAGGCGTATTTGCCCAAGCGGAAGCAAAGAATAGAAATGGCAGAATATATCCAAAGCCGATTATGGAAAAGGCTGTAGATAAATATGTCAAAGAACAGGTTAACGCTAAGAGAGCAGTAGGTGAACTAAACCATCCGGATGGTCCTACTGTTAACTTAGATAAAGTATCCCATCTTATTACAAATCTCAAAATGGAGGGAAGTAATGTGATGGGTAAGGCACAAATATTGGATACTCCGATGGGTCAGATTGTTAAAGGTCTTCTCGAAGGTGGTGTTCAACTAGGTGTCTCAACTCGTGGTATGGGTAGCCTTGAGCAGCGTAGTGGTACTGCGTATGTCAAGGATGACTTTATTCTTAATACGGTTGATATCGTACAAGATCCATCTGCACCGAATGCTTTTGTAAATGGAATTATGGAAGGTGTCGAGTGGGTCTGGAATAATGGAATCATTGAAGCTCAAGAAATTGAAAAAATAGAGACTGAAATTAAGCGTGCTCCGCGTTCGGACCTTTACGAGGTTCAAACTCGCGAGTTTAAGAATTTCCTCTCGTTATTGAAATCTAACTTATAAGGAGTCAAATATGACTGATCAAGTAGAAAATCAGGATATTGAGCTCGACGAGGGAATCGAAGAAGCTCACGATCCAAAGAACGCAGAACAGCAATCTGTTGCGGCAACGGATAAAGCAGGTGATGCCACTGGTAAAGCGCCAACGCGCAAGGGTGACAACACTAAGCAAGATCCAATGCCAAAAACTAAAGCTGGTCTGATCACTGCAATGAATAGCCGTATGGCTGGCATGGACAAAATGGCCTTGACAGCGATGTACAAAATGGAAGAAGTAGAAGCTGATGAATCTTCTACGGTGATGGTTGAAGCTCCAGAAGTAGAATTTTCCTACTCAAATGAGCTCGATGCATTGGTCGAATCTGAGGCAACTCTTTCAGAAGAGTTTAAAGCCAAAACAGCTTTGATCTTTGAAGCAGCAGTAAAAGCGAAACTTTCAGAAGAAGTCGATCGTTTGGAAGAAGCATATAAAACCGAATTAGCGGAAGAAGTTGCTTCAACTAAAGAAGACCTCGTAGAGAAAGTAGATAGCTACCTCAACTATGTGGTTGAGAATTGGATGGAAGAAAACAAATTAGCTGTACAAGCTGGTTTGCGTACCGAAATCGCAGAAGGCTTTATGAGCAAGATGAAAGATCTGTTCGTAGAATCTTATGTAGAAGTACCAGAATCCAAAGTCGACCTGGTTGACGAATTGGCACAAGCTAATGAAGAGCTCGAAGAGTCCTTCAATGATGCAATGTCAAAAGCTCTTGCACTTGCAGAAGAAGTAGAATCATTTAAGCGTGATGCGGTTATCCGTGAAGCGTCTAAAGATCTTGCTGAAACTCAAGTAGAAAAGCTAACATCATTTGTCGAAAATATTGATTTCGAAGATGCTGATACTTTCGCTGAGAAAGTAAAAATCATCAAAGAAACTCATTTCGCAAAGAAAACCGCTGAGTCTTCAATTGTTGAAGATACTGAAATGGACACAGATGAGTCTGTAGAAGTTTCTGGACCAATGGCTCAGTACCTAGAAGCACTTAGAAAATCTAATCGATAAGGAGATCCTATAATGGATACATATGATCGTCTCGTAGAGAAATGGTCTCCGGTTCTTAATGAAGAATCAGCAGGCAAAATCTCTGACGCCCACAAGAAAGCAGTAACTGCTGTCATTCTTGAAAATACAGAAAAAGCTCTAGCCGAGCAAACTAACCAAGAGCAAGGTTTCTTGTCAGAAGCAGGTACAACAACTGCTAGTGTTGCTAACTGGAACCCTGTACTTATTTCACTAGTACGTCGTGCTATGCCAAACTTGATGGCATATGACGTATGTGGTGTTCAGCCTATGGCTGGTCCAACAGGTTTGATCTTCGCAATGAAGTCAAACTACAAAAACACAAAATCAGGTGTTTCTGCAAATGATGAAGCACTGTTCAACGAAGCAGCGTTCAACTACTCAGGTGACTCAGGTACAGTTGCAATGGGCGCATCACCATCAGGTCTTGCTGGTGTAGATTCATCTTCTACTGGCCCAGGCACAATCGATGACGAGCGTGTTGATCCATTGGCCGGCTTAGATCTGTATTCAACTGCAGAAGCTGAAGGATTAGGTGCTACTGGCGGTCAACAGTTTGCTGAAATGGGTTTCACCATTGAAAAATCAACTGTAACAGCCAAGTCACGTGCATTGAAAGCAGAGTACACACTCGAGCTTGCACAAGACTTGAAAGCTATCCACGGTCTTGATGCAGAATCAGAATTGTCAAACATCTTGTCAACCGAGATCATGGCAGAAATCAACCGTGAAGTTGTACGTACAATCAACAGCCAAGCTAAAACTGGTGCTGGTACAGCTAACACTGCTATCAACGGTATCTTCAACCTAGCAACAGATGCTGATGGTCGTTGGTCAGTTGAGAAGTTCAAAGGTCTGCACGTTCAGCTAGAGCGTGAAGCTAACCAAATCGCAAAAGACACACGTCGCGGTAAAGGTAACATCATGATTTGTTCATCAGATGTTGCTTCAGCACTGGTTGCTTCAGGTACTTTGGATTATGCTCCAGCATTGTCAACAAACTTGAATGTAGATGATACAGGCAACACATTCGCAGGTGTTCTGAACGGTCGTATGAGAGTATACATCGATCCGTATGCAACTGCTGATTACATCACTGTTGGTTATAAGGGTACTAACCCATATGACGCTGGTGTATTCTATTGCCCATATGTACCATTGACTATGGTCCGTGCTGTTGGTGAGAATGACTTCCAGCCACGTATCGGGTTTAAAACTCGTTATGGTATGGCGTCTAACCCATATGTAGGTGGCACACCTGCAAATGGTCTGGCTGCAGTTAAAACCAACCAGTACTACAGAATCTTCCGTGTTGATAACATCTTAACATAAGATTAAGAGTTTCGGAATTACTAGGGGCGGCTTTTAGTCGCCCCTTTTTTTATGTTAATTAACTGTGTACATTTCAATCGTAATATGATAGTATAAATAGAATAAAGTTTCGGAGGGTGATATGCCTGATTTAAACACAAATATAACAGTTGATGTTAGTACTACATCAAGCTCATCTGGCTTGAATAATCTAAATTATTTGCAGCCTTCTGCATTTAAACTCACAATTGATCGCAAGCATTATGCAAATCTAGAATTTTTTTGCCAGACTGTTTTACATCCGTCGTTATCAGTAAATTCAATGGAAGTTCCTTATAGGAATATTTCTTCTGTGCCTTTTGCAGGTGATAAGCTAACATTTACTGAGCTTACCTGTATAATTATCGTAGATGAAAATTTAAATTCTTATACAGAAATGTTTAATTGGATGAACAGAATGGTTCAGACAAATGAATCCAGAGCTCTTGATAGAACTAGTACAGTGCCTCCTACATATTCTGATATTACACTTTCTATATTATCAAGCCACAATAATACTACAAGAACAATAAGATATACTGACTGTATTCCTACAAGTCTAGGTGACATGTCATTAGAATCTACAAGCGGAGATGTTCAATACATTACATTTCCGGCCACATTCAGATTTACTACCTTTGAACTAAAATAAATACACTTATATTATGAGGATATATTATGGACTTAAAGAACATTCTTGAAGAATGGGCTGCTGATAGTGCTATTGATAGAAATAACTTAGATGAAACTTCTAGGATTACTCCAGCATATCACGCTAAATATCTGCAATGGCTGGCCGAAGCAAAGCTGGCAAAGAAGCGTGCAGAGCTTTCACAGAAAAAATTACTCAAGAAAAAATGGCTTTACTATAACGGCAAAATGGATCGCGATGCAATAGAAGCATTAGGCTGGGAGCCGGATCCGTTTGATGGCCTTAAAATTATGAAGGGTGAAATGGACTATTATTATGATAGCGATCCAGAGATTCAAACTAGCGTTGAAAAAATAGAGTACTGGAATACAGTTATAGATACATTGAAAGAGATTGTTACAAGTCTGAATTGGAGACATCAGACAATAGGTAATATGATCAGGTGGCGCCAATTTGAGGCAGGTTCATAATGTTTAATCACGTCGAGCACGGCATAACTCTTCCTAAAATGACAAGGAAAACTTTAAAAACAGGCCGTAAATATTTTACGCCTGAAGGTAATGCATATCCTTCTATTACTACAGTTTTAGGTGCGCTAAGTAAAGATGGCATTATGAAATGGCGAAAAAGGGTAGGTGAAGAAGAAGCAAATAAAATATCCTTTCAGGCTGCTAGCCGGGGCACGTCAGTCCATAAGCTGGCAGAAGATTATTTAGACAATATAGAAGGGTGGGATAAAGATGCGATGCCCAATAATCTATATACTTTTAGTCATCTAAAAGAAATTATAGATAAGAGGGTAAATAACATATGGTTCCAAGAAGAATTTTTATACAGCGACAAGCTCAAATGCGCAGGACAAGTTGACTGTATTGCAGAGTTCGATAATCAGCTTTCTATCATAGATTTTAAAACAGCACGTAA